ATATCAAAAACAAAGTGTAAATGAAGTAGATGAGTGCCTAGTCGAAGATAATATATTTAATATAAATAAGTATTTTTCTAAAACAAGGTATATTTAAATGAGGGTATAATATACACATGCTTAAATATCTTGGATCAGTAGGCGCTTTTGTACGGCTGAACGATCAGGTTGATCAAACCTATAAACTTTTGAATATATTTTCTTCATCCTCTAGATCAACATTGCTTTTTTCTGCCAGCATTAATAACAATAGTGGGCAAATAACCTATAGCCCAAATTCTGCCAGCGTTTATGTCAATGGTTTAGTTGGAACAACCATCCAGCCAAAAGAATGGAGCCACCTTACCTTTTCCTTTGGTAATAAACTATCAACGTCAGACTCTAATAACTTTATTATTAGGTTTGGTGATACCGCTTCATCTAACTTCAACATACAAAATGTTTACATAATGGACTCATCAGTTAGCGCATCTGCCGCTGGATATCTGCACAGAGAGTTTACTGGGGCTGGCGAGTATGTGTTAAAGGTAAATGACTCAGCATCTTATTCTATTAATTTTATAGACGCTCCAGAAACAAACTATTCTTCTTCAGCAATAAATTCTATATATCAGCCATTGAAGAACCAACTGAGATTCGATAAAAATGTATCTGCTTTAAGTGAAGGCTCATTATCAATCTTTACTTCCGCATCAACTATGGTCAATGATGATTTATATGTAGACGGTTATAACGTTTTAGAGGGAGACTATATACTTTCTCTTCAAGATAATCTTATCTATCAACTGTCTGCTTCTTCTCAATTAACACCTCAATCTAATTTAAATGGAGACTTTGTAAGAATACTGTTTGGACGGGTACATGCTAACGAGTACTACCTTTATGCTAGTTCATCGTTCACTTTGACGCCTGCCAGACAAAAAATTAACTCTTACTTGAACATTTTCGATACAAATAACGCTTAATATGGTATTATCAGGTACATGGGCTTACAAATAGTACAAGATCCGTCCAACTACGGAATATACGTCTGGTTATTACCAGAGGGCGGAGTCTTTAAAGATGACGATGACAATGTTTTAAACATTCCTTCAATGCGCGGCGACATAGAAAAAATGTCTGAAATTAGAAAAGCCGCCGCACATTACGGACAGCCAGAAGGACAGGCAGTATTTATCGCAGGTATAGGTAGATTAACCGAAGAAGAATACCAAGAAGATAAATATCGAATGGACAATGGACTTCTTTCATATGGCGATACAGGAGCGTGGAGAGATGCAGCACGAACAAGAAGATCTTTGGATTGATAGCGTTCACATAGGCTCTACTACCTCAGAGCCCATGATCAAAGCAGACCAGGATGACTTTAAACAAGATGCAGAAGATATCTTGCAACTTAACGGTCTGTCACAAAACTTTAAAAGATCTGCAAGAAGAAAGTTAAGTAAGGCTCTAACTACAACAAACGGTGAAATCGTCCAAGCAGACAACAATGTGTATGCAGGCGATGATGCAACGTCAAAGCAAATAATTCCAGATAGATATGGCTACGGGGTATTTGATGTAGTTGAGCCACAGTATAATCTTGCTGCTCTTGCAAAGATTTATGAAATATCTGCACCCAACTATGCTGCCATTAATGCAAAAGTTGCTAATATTGTTGGCCTAGGTTACGATCTGATGCCAACCCTAGACGTTATTCAGAGAATTGAAGAGATTAACGATACAGACCAGTTGGCAAGGGCAAGAAGAAAGATCGCTAGAGAAAAACAAAAAACAATTGAATGGCTAGAAAGTAGAAACGATGACGATACTTTCACAATGACATTAATTAAAGCATATATAGATGCGGAGTCAACTGGAAATGGGTATATTGAAATCGGTAGGAAAGTTAATGGGGAGATTGGCTACGTTGGTCATATTCCAGCCTCTACCATGCGAGTGCGTAGATTGCGTGATGGATTCGTTCAAATTGTCGCAGGCAAAGCGGTCTTCTTCCGTAACTTTGAAGGTACAGAAAAGAACCCAATAACAACAGATCAACGTCCAAACGAGATAATTCATATTAAAAACTATACTCCAACTAATACTTATTACGGACTCCCCGCAATTGTTGCTGCTAAAAATGCAATGGCAGGAAATGAATTTGCTTCCAGGTTCAACCTTGAATACTTTGAGAATAAAGCCGTACCCCGCTATATTTTCTGGCTCAAGGGTGCAAAAATGTCTAGAGCGGCAGAGGAGAGATTGTTTGAGTTCTTCCAAGGCAATCTAAGAGGACAGTCACATAGAACTGCCATCATTCCAATCCCTGGCGATACACCAGATAATAAGGTTGAGATGAAGATGGAGCCAGTTGAGACTAACATCCAGGACTCATCATTCAACAATTATAAGAAGATGAACAAGGATGAAATCCTAATGGCTCATCGTGTTCCTGCATCTAAAGTAGGCGCTACTGAAGGAATTGGTCTTGCCGCTGCAAGAGAATCAGACAGAACGTTTAAGGAACAAGTATGTCGCCCAGCCCAAGATTCACTAGAAAAGAAAATTAATAAAATTATTGCAGAGAAAACAGACATATTTAGATTTGAGTTTAATGAACTTACTCTTACAGATGAAGAAACTCAGTCTAAGATAGATGAGAGATATTTAAGAATGCGTGTTATTGTTCCTAATGAAGTTAGAGAAAGATTAGGAAAGTCAAGTCTACCAAATGGAGATCAGCCTGTTATTCTAACTGGCCCACAGGCAGCAGAACAAAATGCACAGGCTAGTGGGAATAGGTTAAGAGATCAAGAAAGATCGGCTAATCAGTCAGATGCTGCAGAACTTGGAAGAGCGGCACAAGGCGATGGTAGGCAACAAAATTAATAACCGTATATATAATATAATTAAAATGTTATGACCGATATTAATAAAGCACATTTCGATTTAGACGGCGACAACCTACGCCTAACTATGCCGATTGCTAAGGTCGATGAAGAACGTCGTATAGTTAGCGGCTTTGCAACGCTAGATAATATAGACAGGCAGGGCGACGTTCTGCTTTCAGATGCATCAAGAAAAGCGTTTGAAAACTTTAGAGGTAATGTGCGTCTGATGCATCAACCTATTCCCGCTGGCAAAATAGTTTCATTCCGTGAAAACTCTTTCTACGATCAAGCATCTGGAAAAACATATAGCGGCATATTTGTTGATGCCTACATTTCAAAAGGCGCTGAAAATATCTGGCAGATGGTTCTAGACGGTACTCTAACTGGCTTCTCAATCGGCGGAAGAATCCTTGACTATGAAAACTCAATGGATGAAGAAGATGAAGAGAATTCTGTAAGAGTCGTAAAAGAATATGAATTAATGGAGTTGTCTCTAGTTGACTCTCCCGCTAATCAATTCGCTAACATTTTTTCTATTCAAAAACTAGGGGACGAGATTATAACTTCTGGCATAGCCACAGAGTTTTCTACTGAGAATGTTTTCTGGTGCCAGAGCGATAAGATTGCTATTGCAGAGAAATCTGAATCAGCCTCCTGCCCCTCTTGCAATGGAAATATGTCTGAGATTGGCTGGATTGAGTCAAATGACGTTAATAAAAATCAAGAAATAGGCAAGGTCGTAGATGAGTATCTTATTAAGGCAGACTCTATTTCAGTTGGAAGTTTTGTGTCATGGAATTCATCTGGTGGTACTGCCAGAGGCAAAGTAGAAAGAATTTCAAGATCAGGTTCTATTAATGTTCCAGACTCAGACTTTACTATTAACGCTGAAGAAGGCGATCCAGCAGTTCTAATTAGAGTTTATAGAAAAACTGCAGATGGCTGGGAGGCTACAGATACTAGAGTTGGTCATAAAATGAGTACCCTTAACAGAATTTCCCCCCTAAGTGCTAAGATGCACCATGAAGACATGGAGGACGAGGATCTAGAAAAAGAAACAATAACTAGTGAAAATACTCCAAGCCGTAATGCTCAACAAGGTCTTCCTGGAGGTATTCCAAAAGAAAAGAAAAAGAAGAAAGTCACCTACAAGGCAGATAACACCCCCATTCAAGAAAATGATTTTGTTGTATTTAAGAAAGGTTCCTCCCTTGAAAAAGGTAGAGTAGAACTTCTTAATGAAGAGAAGGCAAGCGTTAGAGTTTATAAGAAACTTTCTAACAATAAGTTCTCAGAAACTCAACATACTGTTGTAAAAAACATCTCAGACCTTACTAAAATCAAAGTTGCTTCAATAACAAAAGCATCAGAGGTTGCAATTCGCAAAGAACTTGAGTCATTAATTTCTCAACATAATGAAAAATATGGTAATGTTATCAACAAGAGTGTTAATTTCAAAGAAGTTTTTGAGGTTTACACAAGAGGCATAAATGCGTTTAACTCCAGCCCAGTCCAAGATCAAGAAGAAATATCAAAAACTTGGGCTACTGAAAGAGTTAACGGTTTCCTCTCTGCAGTAGCAAAAGGGAAATTTAAAAAACTGCCATATGACACAGATTTGTTGCCAAATGGTCATCCATTGTCAACGAAAAAGTCGGACGAAGTAGAAAATTCTCCGCTGACTTTACAAAAACAAGAAGGAGGTGTTGAAGTGGCTAATAACGAAACAAGCCATGAAGAACTTGACACCGCCCAGGCTCTGGACGAGGCTTCAGAAGAAGTTGAGTTCGACGTAGAAGAAACCGTAGAGGACACCGTAGAGGATGTTGTTACTGAAGCCTTGGCGCTGGCCAAGTCCGATAGTGTAGAGGCTAACGTTGCCGAAGACACTTCCTCAGATGTTCTTGATGTTGAAAAGGCCATAGGCGAAGTTAAGTCTTTCGTAGAAGAAGCAATCACAAAGTCCGTTGAGTCAAGCACAGAGTCCTTGGATAAGATTACAAGCGCTATCCTTGAACTTTCAAAGGCTGTAGACGACAAGATTGGACAACTTCAATCAAAATATGATGAAGTAACAAAGAGTTTGGCTGATCTCAACAGCGCTGCTACAGAAATTGCTACCCGTGTGGAGTCTGTAGAAGAAGAGACAGCAATGAAGAAGTCTGGTGAACTTGAAAATAGTATCCCAGAGCAACCCGTAATGAGAAAGTCATTATGGGGCGGACGCTTCCTCAGTTCCGCAGATCTATTTAACTAAAATATGAAAGAGAGGTGTAAAGAAAAGCATGAGTGACATTATAAATAAGGCCGCTGCCGCAGTAAATGTTGGTACAGGTGCAATCATCTCAGATCTCGCTTCAAGCGGTGATATGGAGAACTTGACAAGCAACCCACTAACACAAAATGGTGGCGTCCTACTTCCAGAACAATCCCGTCAATTCCTAGACTATGTGTTTGATCAGATGGTCTTGGGCAACGACGGTCGTAGACAAATCATGCGTGCAAACACCGCTGAATTCGATAAGATTCAGGTGGGTACACGTTTGATCCGCAAGGCATCACAAGCAAGCGAAAGCGTTTTTGATGCTGGTGCAGGCGTAACAGACTATGCAAACCGTGGCGCACAATTCACAAAGGTTGAAATTGTCACAACTAAGTTCCGCTTGGACTACGAACTCTCAACTGAGGCACTTGAGGATAACATTGAAGGCTCTGCTCTTGAGGACCACATTGTCCGGCTAATGGCTGGTCAGTTTGGTAACGATCTTGAGGACATTGCAATCAATGGTCTTGCTGCTCAGGGTACCGCATCCTACGCTGGTACAACCTACCCATACACAATTGATGGGTTTGTTAAACTAGCCGATGGCGCTGCTGGTGGTACACACTTTGGTACCGCTGCAACCCTAACCACAGCATCCACATTCTTCACCGCTGCTACTACAGCAGGTCAGGTAAAGAGTGGTTCCGCTATTGCCTTCTTTGAGAATCTTTACAATGCACTTCCCCGTAAGTTCAAGGCTCGTCGTGGCGAGTTGAAGTTCTATGCTTCAACTAAGAACGTTCAAACCCTTCTTACGGATCTCCGTGCAATTGGCTCAGGTGGCGTTCCTGAGGATATCGCTTCTGGTATCCTCCGTGGCGCACAGCCCCGCGTTGGTGGCCCTGCTGGTATGACAACTTCTATTTTCGGTATCCCCGTCATGGAAGTTCCACTATACCCAGACCACTACGTTGACCTCACCTTCCCACAGAACAGAATCTGGGGCTTCCAGAGAGATGTTACTGTCCACCGTGAGTTCAAGCCAAAGAAAGATACCGTAGAGTACACAGTTTACGTCCGTATGGGCCTCAACATTGAGGAACTTTCCGCAATGGCTAAGGCTAACGCCGTAACTGGCTGATAATTAAATATTACTGGTTAGGGGGCCGCTTATGCGGCCCCCTTTCCATATCTCAATATGTAGTAAAATAGAATTAATACTATTCTGGTGGTGCTAAATGCTTGAATATCTTAGAAGCGATTATTCTCCTTTAGAGATTAGTTATACTGCTAGTTCCTATGCGACTAACGTGTACTTTGAGGTATACGATTTAAACACACAAGAGTTTATTCAGGGCGGCAAGGCAACAAAAACAGCCTCATCTGTATTTAAATTAACACTAGATGCTAACTCAACAACATACGATAGAAACATAAAAATAGAATACGTTACAACTAGTGGCTCTGGAGCGTATAATCAAGTCCAGTATGCTGCATTGGTTCGTCCCTATGCTACTGTTTCTCAAATAAGAGATATTGCATCAATAGATGTATCAACAACAGACGCCTCAATTAAAAGACTTGAGAGAAGAGCAAGACTTAGTATAAATGCATCTCTAGGCTATGACTTTTATAAAAATAAAAGAACAGTAACTGTGTATGGAAACAACACAGACGTTTTGACTCTTCCAGATAATTTATTTAGAATAGATGCCATTTATGAAGACGATATTTTGATCTACGAGAGAGATAATTCTCTTTATCAATTAGATTATCCATTAGAAGTTGGTGAATCTTCAAATAGAATTAAAATAGTGAACTCTGACGAAGAAACGGAAATTCTTGAATTTCCTAGATTTTCTGTTTTCTATTATCAAGGAATCTTTAAGAAAGATTTTGCCTATAAAATAGATGGAGTTTGGGGATGGGATTATGTCCCTGCAGATGTAGAAGAGGCAACAGCCCTACTAGTAAATGATTATTTATGCAATGATTTTAATATCAGAAACAAGAATATATCTGAACTGTCCAACGACGCATACGATATTAAATATGGCTCAGACTTTGCTACAGGGACAGGAAACCTACTTGTAGATAACCTTTTAGCGCATTACAAAATTCCGCGATACATGGTGATTTAAGTGGCAACATGTATATCATCTTCAACGTATACAATGAAAGCAGATATTTATCAGGCTACTGTTACCCAGGATGCTACTGGTGCAGTTGTAAGATCTTGGACGTTTGAAAAAACTATCAACTGTCTTGCTAAGGGTGTTGTAAGAAAAGGTCTTGGAGATAATTCAACAACAGTTGAAATAAATAACTACTTGAATATGCTTATCTCAATGGTTAAAATACGATCATCAGAGGTTATTCCATCAGATAGAAGAATTGTAAGAATAAGAAACAGTTCTGGTGTTATTTATCTAGAAGATCAAGATCCATCTAGTGATGGCGGGTTTCAAGGATCTACTATCTTTGAGTCACGCGGATCGACCCCGCTAATCAATTTTGACGGATCAGTAATAGAATATGAAACCGTTATAATGCGTCAAGAGATTCAAAGGTTAGGACCATAATGGCTACAAAACCATTTAATACTGGAAAGTTTGCAGAAAAAGTTACTGCTCTAGCAACTTACGATGGCACCCTTATTACAGACCTATACATGAATCCAGAAAACAAAACTAAGATTAATCGTGGTGCGGCATTCATTATAAAGAACTACTTTGATAATTATGTAGATATGCAGGCTCGCCAAAATGGAAAAGCCTTCCATCACGTTTATGAGTTTAATAGAACGGGAGAAAGATCAGCCAGACTATTTAAGTGTAATATATCAAGTACCATCGATGGCGCTATCATAAGTTATACTTTTAGTCCAGCAAAATATCCTAACGAACAAGGTTATCCTTTCCCTAACAAGGCTGAAGTCATGGAAAAGGGAGAGCCTATAGTTATACAGCCAAAGAGAGGTAAGTACCTAAAGTATAGACTTGAAGATGGAAGGTTCGTTACAACAACAAAATCTTTTGTGCAATCTCCTGGCGGCACAGAGGTTAAGGGAAGTTTTGAGTCAACATTTAATAGAGTTGTTGCTACACAGGGAAGTCAAATACTTGCTAAGTTTGGATTCTTCAGAAAAATAGAGCGTGGAGTTCAAGAGCGTAGAAGGTTAGTTGTTCCAAGAATAAATTCTGGTATTGTAACTAATATGCTTTCTATTGCAAAAAGAGATGCAACTTTAATTGCAGAAGGGGTGACGGCGAACTATGTCTAATCCAATGGAGTTAGCAATTGTTCATATTAATAACTATTTATGGGATTTAGTAAGTGGCTCAGTTTCTGGTTATCCTGCGGCCTCTAGTGCTGTCTGGAACGCAAGAAATTATACCTTTAAGCCTTTTTATCCAGTAAGTGAAAACCTTGCCGCAGATTCTGCAACTATGCCATTCGTAATCTATGACTACATGTTTCTTCCAAAGGCTGGAACATTTTGGCCACTACAAAAAGAGGAGGCCGATTATATAATTGTTGGAGATTTGCCTCAAATTTTTTATGTAAAAAATTATATAGTAGATGCCCTAGAAAGATTCGATGAGAGTGCGAATGAAGTAAATAATCATCTATTAAAAGCGAGTCCATCTATTAAGTTTAAATATATTACTGTAGATCAGGACTCCTACATTGCTGACGAAAAAAGAATAGATAGTTTTAAACCTAAATTTATTACATGTTTAAAACTAACCTATGAATACACAAAATAATCAACCTCATGATAATATATTCATGAGGAAGCGTGTTACTTTTATTGCTCCGAGGAGGTGAAAAAATAAATGCCCGCAAGAGACTTTAATGCAAAAAATATTATCGTAGGCGCAGCAGTTGTTTATGTTGGGCCTGCTGGCGTAGAGAACAGCAGAATTAACGTTTCTGCTTCTACCCAATCTGCACAGATTCCAGGAAATGTTACCAATGTTTCTGGTGGCACATGGAACCATCTTGGTTACACAATGGAGGGTGTTACACTCAATATTGAGCCTACATTCAACGACGTTATGGTTGACCAACTTCTTGATACCGCTCGTCTATTCAAGACTTCTCAGAGAGTTACTGTTGCAACAAGCCTCACCGAAGCAAGCCTAGAGAATCTTTACGTTGCAATCGGTGGTGCCACAGGTGCTACTGGTGACTTTAGAAGTACAGACTTGACCAAGGAGTACAACCTAACAGCATCTGCTGACGGTGCCGCTCACACACTTGATGTTCAGGGTGCTAGTGCAGTTTATGCTTCTGGTTCAGCCGTTGCTCAGGTTCAGAACATTCTACATCTTAACGGTGGTGCCCTTGGCATCTCCCCAGTAGAGCGTTCAGTCTGTTTCGTTGGTTCTGCACCCACATCACTAGTTGATGGCACAACCAATAAGGCAGAGAGAATCTACATGCTCTACCGCGCAGTTTCTGTAGAGGCAGTTGGCGTTGGCGTTCGTCGTGACGATGCTACCGTCTTCCCTGTTAACTTCCGAGTTATGCCTTCTACTACAAATGATGCTCCCGATGGTAATGCCGCATACGGCAAGATCGTTGACCGCATCTTCTAAGAATTAAATAGCGTTATGATAGGGACGTAGCATTTTTTGCTACGTCTTTATCATTTATAATGTATAATATTTATAACAACTGAAAGGAAAATTAATGGCAACTACAGTATACGAAACAATAGAGTTAGAACTATTAGATGGTCGCTCCATTGTAGTAAAACCATTAAATCTAAAGAATTTAAGAGAAGTAATGAAAGAATGGCAAAAGGCTGCAGAAGCAACCAACGAGGATGAATTCCTTGACATTCTCATTAACTGCACCGCTATTGCCTTCAAGCAGTTTGCTCCAGACTTGGCCGAAAAGGACGAGATTGAAGAGGCAGTTGATCTTCAAACAATGTACAAGATTTTAGAGGTATCAGCAGATATTAGGTTGAACGACCCAAACCTAGTAGCGGCGGCTCAGGAACTCGCTGGGAGGATCTAGATCTAGCCTCCATGTTGGGGGAGGTCTTTCTACTTGGCCATTGGAAAGACTAC